CACGATTTCAGCCCGCACAGCAACTCTCTTTTTTACGCAACAAGACTAAAGTTTGAAACTGAACCTACCAAGAAAGAACCCAATGCTTTTAGAAACAACTAAGAACTGGATTGATACATTGCAGCTTGATGTGGAAACTCAGGTTCATGCCGACCTTGCGCTTGCTTTGGCCGCTCGTTATGACGACAAGGGCGAAACCAGCACCGCCGGTGAACTTCGCAAAACAATCAACGAGTTGAAAGCCATGATTGGTAAGCCTGTGGAAGTAAACCCGCTTCGGGAGTTGCTCAAGCGATAATGCTCTACCCTGCTCGGTGGACTAAGCCACTATCTGACAACTTCGACACCGACGCCGACAGGCTTCTCCAGGTGATTGACTTGGCTTATCGTGACATGGACAACCCTGACGGAATCAAGCTCGATGAGTGGCAGGTGTGGTTGCTTAGGCACTTGCTAGAGCGATACCCAACCGACCATCCTAACCCTGACCTTGCTGGGCGACTCCGTTACCGATCGTGTGTGGTGTCTGTTCCACGCCAATCGGGTAAGTCATTGATTGGGGCCATACTTGGTCTTTGGGGCGTAGCCATGCGTAATGGACAGTCTTTGTCTTTGGCATCCAACACCGAACAGGCGATGGTCATTTACTCTCGTGTTTTGCAAACCATTATGGGCAACCCCGAGTTGAAAGAGATGTTTAAAAAGACTACTGAACGCAGGGGTATTGTGTCTGCTGATGGTTTGTCCAGGTATGACGTTCGACCTGCTAAAGAGTCATCACTACAGGGTTTGCGTGTGGATACTGTGTTGGCTGATGAGCTACACATTTGGAAGAAGGGTATGTGGACTGCTGTGGTTCAGGGAACCGCCGCATCACCTGATGGAATCGTTATCGGTATTACTACCGCTGGTGACGCCACTTCGGAAACTCTTATCGATCTCTACAAACAGGGTGAACGCTCTGTGAATGGTGACCCTGCTTTGGAACGCTTTGGTTTCTTTTGTTGGGAAGCACCTGAAGGGTCTGAGATTGATGGTGACGCTATTTTGGCTAGTAACCCTGCTGTTGAGTGTGGCCGTATTCCTTTGGAACGAGTCTTGGGTGACTTGGCGACTATCCCTGAACATGAAGCTAGACGCTACCGACTGAATCAATTCATTTCGGGCGTGAGTGAGTCTTGGCTACCAATGCCGGTGTTCCATGCGAACGCTGGTCATGGTATTGGTGACTTGTCTGGTGCTGTGTTGTCTGTGTCGGTGAATGCCAAGTTGGACTTTGGAACTATTGCTGCCGCTAAGAAGAATGGCGACAAGATTGAAACCGAGTTGGTTGCTAGTTTGGTGAACCCTTCTGAGAATCGTTTGTATGACTTGCTGACGACTCTTTATAAGAAGCATGGTTGTTCTGCCATTGTGATTGATGGGAACTCGATGCCGAGTCTGCAGAAGCGTTTGAAGAACGCTAGTTACCCTTTGTGGCAACTGTGGTCTAAGGAAGTTGCAGCTGCTTGTTCTACAACTTTTGCTTTATTGCAGCAGGGCAAGATTGAACACAATAACGATCCGTTGCTTATCGCTCAAATGCCACGTGGTGTTGCCAGGTATGTTGGCGAGAATTGGTATCTGTCACGCAAGGCTTCTCTAGGGGACATTGACTCGGTTCTTGCTACGATTCTGGCTGTCTATGTGGCAAACATTGAAAAAGCCCCAAGTATCGGAGTTTTCTAGACACGCCGATTTACTTGACATAATGTCTTTGATAATCATTATCATTAAGAACGATGGCAAGTATCTGGCAACGCATTTTTAAATCACCCGAAGTAAGGGCTGTAACGCCCGTCATTCCTTCTCGCTCAACGACTCTGGCCACGCCCGAAACTGCTCTAACGCTCACTGCGGTCTGGCGAAGCGTTCAGATACTTGCCACCACTACTTCCAACTTGGGTATCCAAACCAAACGCTATGCGACCGGCATGGAAATGATTATTGAAAACCCAGCGTTTGTAAACAACCCAAGCCTTCGGGAAAAGCGTCGTGAGTTCATCTACTCCACCACAACCGATCTAGCACTTTACGGAAACGCTTTCTGGTTCAAGTCTTATGACTCGGCTGGTCGTATAAACGATGTTGTGCAGCTACCATCAACTTCGGTCACTGTCACTTACCTAAACCTAGACATCAACTCGCCAAAAGTATTTAGCTACATGGGTAAGAGTTACAACAACAACGAAATTGAACACTTGCAGTTGTTTCCAAAGGTTGGTTTACCTAAAGGCCCAAGCCCGATTGAAACTTGCTCTAAGGACATTGCTGGTGCTTTGGACTTGCGTGACTACCAGGCGAATTGGTTTAGCCAGTCTGGTGTTCCTACCGGTGTTCTAAAGACTGGTAAAGAGATTACTCCAGACGACGCCAACACCATCACCAACAACTGGAACGCTAAACAAGCCAGCCGCCAAATTGCTGTTCTTGGTAATGGTTTTGAATACCAGCAAATCGCTCTAAAGCCTTCTGAAGCTTTGTTTACTGAAGTGTCTGCACAGGCTGTTCAGCAAATCGCTCGTATGTTTGGTATTCCACCACGCAAATTGGTGACCGGTGTTGACGGCACTAGCGACACTTACAGCAACCTAGTTGATGAAGAATCTGCTTTCTTCCGTGAAACTATTCAGGCTTACACTCGCCCAATTCAAGACGCACTGTCCAACTGTCTACCACGTGGCACTCGTGTTGAGTTCCAATGGGAAGATCTAGTCTTATCCAAGTCTGACCGCCTAAAGATGTGGGAAGACGCAATTTCCGCCGGCATTATCACTCCAGAGTATGCCGCTAACAAAGAAGGTCTAAATGTCTAACATTGAAACTCGCTCATTAGAGCTACGCCTTGAGAACCTGGAAGAGCGAACCATTACTGGTTTGGCTGTTCCTTATGGTCAAGACGCCAACATTGGTGGTTCTTATGTAGAACGATTTGCACCTGGTGCTATTGACTCTGTTGAAGATGTCAAGTTGTTTTACGGCCACGAAACACCAATCGGTGTTGTTGTTGCTGGTCGTGACACTGAAGGTGGTTATGAGATCACTGCAAAGGTTTCTGAAACCAGTCTTGGCAACGATGTGCTCACGCTTATGCGTGATGGTGCACTAAACAAATTTTCGGTGGGCTTCATCCCTGTTTCTCAGGAACAAGACGGCTCAACGATTACACGCACAAAAGTTTCCCTAAAGGAAGTTTCTGTCGTGCCTTTTCCTGCATACGCAGGTGCAAGTATCACCGAAGTTCGAGAAGAATCCCCTTCCGAACCTGAAATCATTAAAGAAAGTGAGTCCGAGTTGGAAAACAACATCGAACTTGACGTTCGCTCGGTTCAGGATGAAGTTGCAGAACTTCGTCGTGAAATCGCAACGATCTCAACCCCAGCCCCTGTTGCAGCACCAGTTGCTTCATACCGCAACGCTGGTGAATACGCTAAGGCTCTACTAGCTCGTGAAGACGAAGCTGTAGCACTTTTCCGTGCCGCCACTACCACCGCAGACACCGTTGCTCTTCCAGCCTTCATTGGCCAGATCAACGACCTGATTGTAAACAACCGCCCAGCACTAAACTCATTCTCGAGTGCAGCACTTCCTGCTTCAGGTATGACTGTTGAGTATGCTCACGTTTCAAGCAACACTCTTGCTGTTGGTGTTCAGGACCCAGAGAACGAAGCACTATCGTTCGGTAACATCGCCATTGACACCGTTTCTGCTCCAGTAGTCACCTATGGTGGTTACACCAGCATGAGCCGTCAGGTTGTTGAGCGTAGCACTGTTAACTTTGTTGACACCGCTATCCGTGCTCTAGCAATCCAGTATGCAAAGGCAACCAACGCTGCAGTTGTAGCAAAGCTAAACTCGCTAAGTTTCACCGGTAAGGTATTCGACGCTGACGGTGGAACCGCTGCATCGCTTATCGAAGGTGTTGCTGGTGGTGCTGCTTACATCAACAACGCAACTGGTCTAAACCCAGAGTTCATTCTTTGTGCACCAGACGCTTACATCACCATGATGAAGGTTGTTGGTTCTGACGGTCGCCCAGTTGTAAACGTTGACGGTGCTGGTGTGAACAACATTGGTTCAGCAAACGTTCCTGGTCTACGTGGTCAGCTACTAGGCCTA